CGGACTTCTAACTTTTGTCCTTTTTATCCTGGAGTTTATCTCTAGGTTTTTGGTTTTTGTTTCAGTCTCCCTTGTAGGGTTTCTAGTGATATTGCTAATGACTGGCTTGCCTTTCATTTTAGCGTTGTCTATGGTGTGGCTGTGGCCCTTGATTGGCGCTCCACTATGGATGACCACCATGGCTTACATAGGGTTCCCTTTTCTTGCACTCTGCCTTGTTATCTATTTCAGGATTCACTTGAAAAAGGAGGCAGATTTAGTGAGATTAGTGGGCCCAGAGCATGCTTTATGGGCAGATGTGGGGGGAATCTTCTCTGTTCGCAACACTTTTTCTTATGTTGTATCAGAGATAGACCTCACTGGCCCTAGCCCCACATCTGATTTTATTTTAGGGGTGGCCCGTAGGCTTGGAAAGACTCCGCACCTCCCTAATTATTATGAGGCATCTTCTTTAGCTTGGTCATGGTGTGTTCTCAAGCTGGAGGATCTGTCAACACGTTGGCCTGAGGTGTTGACCTTTGTTATGTTGTGGTCTTTAAATGCCACATTAAAATGGGGTGCAGCCTACATTAAGAGGCTACTAAGTGTGATTAGAGTCACCTTAGTCACTTTGGTGGCCATAGTTTTCACTTCATCCAATACTTTCTGGGCTTTCCTCAGTGGTGTGGTGTTCTTTGTATCAGTTTTCCACAAGCTACTTGAATACCCATGGGCAAAGAGGATCAAGTTGGAGTTAACCATCCTGGCAGCTTTAGTTGCTAATGCTTGGACGGAGTACAACTTTGCTGGGCGCAAGTGGTTAAGCAAAGATGGCTTTAGGCCTAGGCCTGGCAGGAGGTTTGGGGTGAAATTTGGTGAAATGGCTTCGAAAATAGCCATAGTTATAGCTGACATGGGACTTCCCCAGTATGTGTTAGGGTCTCGGAAGGACTCATACACACGGAAAGACTTAGAGGAGACTTTGTCAATCATGAAGGATTTGGGCTGGCCAATAAATGTCAAGCTTGCTGATCCGTCACGTTTTGGATCTGCGACCAAGTATGCTGACTGGTTGTTCTCTGGCTCAACTTGGGCTCAGGGACTGCACCAGCGTGAAATGTATCTTGATAAATTGCTTGACCCTTTGAGGGTCAAAGCGGTTGAATGGCGTAGGACAGAGGAGTACCGCACCTACGAAAATGAAGTGCGTTCAATTGCCCGGTACTTTAAGTCCCCAAAGTACAATTTCCCAGATTTAAATTTGGATGATGTTTGGTTCCTCCTCGGTGATATTTTTAGGAATAGCAAATTGACTCCTTTTAATTATGTTATCAGAATGTGGGAAAAGAAATATTCTTTGGGCTCCTTCATGGTGGATCCAGATAACCCACGTAAGAAATATTCAAGATGGAAGTTCATCTCTACAATAGGCTTCAAAAGTTTTAAAGACTTGTGGAGAAGAACCTTTGAGGTTGCCTCGAAATTGACCCCTGTTTCTCATGTTTCTGTTAAAGATGAAGCATTGAGCCCAAAGAAGTATCTTGCTGATATGGTCAGGACAGTTGTTGGGTCACCAATATCCCAATATATTATGTCCACAATTTGGAATTATTGGCCAAATCACAACTTCAGGTGGGTTGAAACACCCATCAAGGTTGGCATGCCCTTGAATGGCTACTGGTTTGACCAGATTTACTCTAGGCACAGCCGTTGCCAACACCATGTAGCTGGCGATTTTTCCGAATTTGATTCAACTGTATCTGCAAAAATCCTAAATATCATCAGGGCTGTTCGCAAGAAGGGCTTTGAATCCCACAAAGATGTTGATCGGATTTCAAAGTTGATTGACATCAATTATGATCAAGTTGAACATCAGCTCCTCAATACCACTTCCACCGGTGATATTTACAACAAAGGCACAGGGCTGACCACAGGTCACTCTTCCACCACTATGGATAACAGTGTAGCCTGTGTAGTGTTATACTTGATGGCATGGAAAGACATAACTGGGCTTGATGCCAAACAATTCAAAATTTATAATGAACTTTCTGTTTTTGGAGATGACCATGTCCTCTCCTTTTTGTCAACAAAACCCTTGGGATGGAATTTCACCAATATCAAGAAAAGCATGAGGAAGTTTGGTGTTGACTTAAGGGAAGAAGCTTCTGGTGATCTATCCAACATTCCTTTCCTGTCTAAATTTGTCCGCAGGCCAACTGCTTTGGATAGAGAAGATCTAGAGAAAGCCGGGGTATACCCTGAGCATGGTTGGGTGGTTTATCACAACCGTGACAGGTTAATTGGCAAACTAGTGTCCAAAGTCAAAACCATGGCACCCGGCTACCGCCTGAAACGATTGTTGTCATATTTATCACTAACTGCTCATCACCCGGACGTGTACGCCCAGTTGCAGAAGGTGATTTCAACCACCAAGACCTTCTCTGGCATCATCAAGGCCGAAAAGATTAAAATTCCAACTTACAACAAAGTGTTGAAAGACTGGTATAGCACAAATGCTGTGCAGCCTCACACTGAAATGCAAGATGTGGATGTTTCTCTTTGTTCTGAGGCAGCCACTGTTCACTATGGATCAGTTACTTTGACTGACTCCCTGTTGTCTGGCTTAGCATTGGTGCCTGATTTAATTAATCCTGTGGTTTTCAATTACGGTTTTCTCCGCTCCTTCCAGTCAAGGTGGGCCCATCTTTGCTCATGGCCCATAAGATTGATTAGGCGCAGTAATGACCTAGTTGGCATTGCCGAGGTTTCAGTCATCCTGAAAAGGTCTAGATACGATATGCTTGACCCTGCAATTGAGTCCAACCAGGCTGGGGAGACCACATCTGACCTGTTACTTAGGCACTGGATGTTCTTGATTTGGGTTCATTTCACTGGTGGACGCAGGTCCACTGGGGTGGTTGCCACCGTTCACCGCAAAATTGCAGATGTGCAATTTGCTGTGAATGGCAAAGTGCAGGGTGAGATGAATAGGTTTCGATTTCCTATTATAGATCTAACCATCATTGCCCTCTTAGGCATGGTTCGGACTCCTCTTGATTTGTCATTTCCTTTCAATTGGGTCCTCCCTGATTTAGGTGACCTGTACAATAGGTTCACCTTTTGGTTTTATGCTAATTTCTGGTCTGCTTTGCCCCCGAATTATGCTGATGTAGTGAAGGTTGTGAGGGATCAGTTCAAACCTGGATTTGCTTTGTGTGTTAGTGCTCCAACCGGGACAGGCAAGAGCACTTTTATGGTCAAAGCTTTAGCTGACCATGCTGGTCACAAGTTTTCCAAACTAATTGTGATTGAACCACGATCATCTATTGTGAAGACAACCGTTCCCTTCACACAGGTTCAACTTGGCCTGGATTGTTCTGGTTCAACTACAGGCATGAAATTTGACCCTGAAAGCAAGGTCATATATTGCACTGCCCAAGAGTTTCTCCTTCATGCTTCTTGGTGGAATCATTCCAATTTGATCATCATGGATGAAGCCCACTTGAAGGAAGAAGCTTACCTGTTGGTTAGGAAAATCCTGGTTGAAGCAGAACTTCCACGGTTGTATGTCAGTGCAACAGTTCCACCTGATCTGTCACATGAATTCGGGATCCTGCCGTTAAACACAGCAAGGGTGTGGACAGTTCAAAAAGCTTTTCATGAGCTGCCTGATGAAACTTCAATTAGAGCATACCGTAGACGGTATCTAACCGAAGTAGTTGAATTGCTACACAATAGCCCTTTGGTAAGCAAAGTGTTGGTCTTCTTTCCGACAGTGACAGATGCTCTTGCTTGTGCAACTCAATTAGGTTCAAGGGCTTGTGTGCTGTCTGGCAGCAGTGGGCTCCCAAACCTTGACAAAACTCCTGTAGTGTGCTGCACCAGTGTGGCTGATGTGGGCATTACTTTGCCCAATGTAGATACAGTGATAACTTCTGACATTGGTTTTCATGTGGCACACTCTATGATAGAGTCCACACCCAAATACCATAGATTGTCAGATGATGACATAACTCAGCGTTCAGGTAGAACGGGCAGGACCAACCATGGTCAGGTTCACATATTTCAGTTCCCCCACATGCCTGTGTCCAGTATTCCTCAAAATTTGGAAACTGAGCATGCCGTTTTGTCCCTACTGCAGGGTGGTGTGCCTGTAGAGTTAGTATCGAAACATTGTAAATCGATGTTGCTCAAACTTCTTGGGTTGGCTGACATTGATGGGGATGCTGCTGAGGCTATACGCTTTGAAGCCTTGAATCAGTTATCCTTATACTCAAACAACTTGTCTGGCTTGCTTGAGAAAAGAGCTCTTGAAGCAGACCAGATCAACAACACTGGTGAGCAGGCTGCTGTGTTAGACACAGCAAGGATGGGCTTGTTAAGGCCATCCACTGCTGCCACCACTCAATCTTTAGTCCAAGCGGTGTTGAAGGTATCTGGTCTTCTAGGCAAACGAGCATATGCTGGCACACGTGTCAGTGAGGTAGAAGAGGAGATTAGAGCTGAATCTGCACCATTACTTGGCAATATTAATGCCAAACTACCATTCCCCGACCCTGAGCTGGGAGAATGGGGCATGCAAATTTAATTAGAGCAAAGAGTGACCCGATGAGGCTCCGAAACAGTGCTCCTGCGGGACCTGTCGTCACCATGGCGTCAAGCACATCTTCTGACAAGACCGTTAAGGGCCCCAGCAAGGGCTCCCCCTCATCAATTAAGTCCACTGAGTCAGTCTCAGTGTCACTATCCCGTCAAATTACTGAACTTTTGGATTCGTCCACAAAGCCCGGAACTATGAGAGGTGTTCCCATTAGGATGATTGACGTTGAAAAACTCGATTCCTTGAGGACATCTTTACTAAAGGTTATGGAGGATAACCTTAAACACACCATTCCTCCACATGAACTTTCAAAAATGTCCAGCGAATTGGCAACTGCTAAGTTGAACCTGGGCACTTTTAAAGATAAATTTGAAAGAGCTGAGTATGCCCGCGAAGTGGCTGAAAGAGAGCTCGTAGCTGCCAAGAAAATTTCAGCTGACCTCAAACAAGAGGTGACTGATTCCAGTGGAAATTTCAAGGCACAACTAACTAAATTACAGTCTGAACTTGACAAAGCAAAAACTGCTAGTCGAGAGGCAAATGACGCGGTGAAGGGGGCTAGAAAAGAAGACCCCAAAACTGTTGATGTCTCAAAACTGGAGGTTCAAGTAAATTCTGCTCGTGCTGAAGTGACTCGTTTGAACAATGCTATTCAGTCTCTGAGGGCTGAACATGGCAATGTCAAAAGGAAGTCTGACAATTTTGAGCAACAAGTGCTTTCTCTTAGCAATGAGCTCAACATTGCCAGAGCACAAGTTGACACAAAATCCGGATCAACTTTTGCTAGAGTTGCTCAAGCTGCTGGAACTGCTCCAGTTCAACTTTATAATACCATTTCTTCTCACCTCTCCAAGAGGAGCAAGGCTTTCATTGAAAAGGCCAAAGAATCTGCCCCTGAAGATTTGAAGAATAAAACTTACTGGTTGAAGAATGCGCTGCAATCTTCAAAATTTGAACCTCTCAAGGCTTATTATGTCATTGTTGACCAGCTTTACCAAGACATGCTAGTCCTATCATGGGAGGGCCGTAAGTATTTCTCACCGATCATTGACAACCTAGTGTCCACTCTCGATGGTTCTGGTGAGCCTATTTCCCCTGAAGAAATTGACAGCATGCTCAATTCAGTGGATTTGTCCAAATTAAAGCTATCAAAGAGATTCCGCGATCGTGGCATTCATACTCTCCAAGACTATGACCGTGCGGGCCTCAAACCTCATGAATTGGGGATTGAAGACTTTGATGAAACTGAGTCCTTAGGGACTCTTGACCCAGAGGTACGCAGGGTGTTGGCTGGCAAGAAAAAGCCGAAGCCCTTTAATGAACCTCGACCCAAAGGTGGTTTCTTTTTCTCCACCTTCGATAAAGTGTGGGATAAGGTTAAGACTAAGACCAAGTCTACCTTCTCTCGCACTAAAGACCGAGCTACTCGTTGCTTCAAAGCAATAAGAAACATTGGCCAAGAATTTGGTTTCTGGGGCCAAGTAGCTGCTGTGCCTTTAGTCTTGATCCAGTTCTTAAAATTCTGGTGATTTTAGATAGGCACCCCTTTTGTATGGTGCTCAACCGATAGAAGAGCAG